AACTTAATGTCTGAAAATCAAAAGCTACAAGCTATGGTTGACCAAGGCGGAGAAGTTTTAAATAAACAAGCATATAACAATGCTTTATGGGCAAAACAAAATGCTCAAGAATCTTTTAAGAAAGCATACGAAGAAGGCAATGCTGATGACATGACAAAGGCACAAGAGTTACTGTCAAAAGCTACTCTTGCAGAACAACAAGCTTCTTCAATGGCTGCACAAGTTCAGAATCAAATTGCAAGCACAATGCCAGTACAAGCACCTGTTCAACAACAGCAACAACAGCTTGACCCTGAGATGCAACAATGGTCACAAAAAAATCCATGGTTTATGGGTAGTGAACCAGTACATAAAGAAATGACATCTTTTGCAATGTATGTAGACCAATCTTTGCAAGCTAAGGGAATAGACCCTGCTGCTAAGACTACACAATATTATAAAGAAGTTGATGTCGCTATGAGACAACAATTTCCAACTTTTTTCGGTGTAACTAATTCAAATGAAACAGAAATGCTTCAAGAGAATAATTCACCAAAACGACAGCCTTCAACAGTTGTCGCATCCGCAACGAGGGATAGCGGAAACAAAAAACCCACGCAAATCCGTCTGACTCAGACTCAAGTTAAGCTAGCTCGCCAACTTGGTATTAGTCCTGAGCAGTATGCAAATCAATTATTAAGGGAGGCTTAATATGTCAGAAGAAAAAAATACTACTAATAAAGTGGAGGCAGTTTCTGCTGATACTCCTGAAAACCAAGAGCGTACTCCTAGAGAGACCGAAAGCCGAGAGGCTACTCAGCATCCACAGAGCTGGGAAAACTCTGCTAATTTACCGACACCAGACCCACAGACAGGCTGGGTATTTAGGTATATCAGAACATCCTTAGTTGGAAACTCTGATAACCCTAATGTATCTAGAAGGTTTCGTGAGGGGTGGCAACCTTGCAGATTGGAAGACCATCCAGAATTACAAATTCATATGATGGACCATGGCTCAGAATGGGCTACAAAAGGTAATGTCGAAATTGGTGGACAATTATTATGCAAAATGCCTGCAGATAGAGCCGCAGCGAGAGACAAGCACTTCAATGAACTTGCTCAATCACAAGTGGATTCTGTAGACAATGTGTATTTTAAAGACCAGGATAATCGAATGGCGACCAAACAAGTGTTTGAACGCAAGTCGAAGACCTCTTTTGGTAGAGATTCATAAAGAATTTCTAATAATTAATTTAAAATAAGGAGACAATTATGTCCACAAGTGCAACTCCATTCGGAGCAAAGCCTGTCGGTACTGTCGTTGGAAGCCCTTATCAAGGAAAAGTTACTCATTACAAAATTAAAAATGCGTATGGAACATCCATATTCTATGGCGATTTAGTAAAATGGGGTGATGACAATCCAAATACCACTATCCAAAAAGATACTGGTACTACAGCTTGTACACCTATTGGTGTTTTTCTTGGTTGTGCTTATACCGACCCTACTACAGGTCAATTCACACCAAATCAATATTTCCCAGCTTCAGTAGCTGCGGATGATATTGTTGCGTATGTTGCTACAGACCCATTCGTACTAATGCAAATGCAATCAGACGAAGCTTTAACCCAGGATGACCTAGGTAAAAATTTCGCTATTGTTCAAACTGCAGGAAGTACAGCAATCGGTACTAGTAAAAACGCAGTTGATGGGAGTACAGCAGCTACTACCGCCACACTACCACTAAAACTCGTTGACTTTGTTGACGGACCTGATAGTGCAGTTGGCGATACGTATACTGATGTACTAGTTATGTTTAATGTCGGACATCAGTTGCTTAATACAACTGGTATAGGTTAAGGAGTAATATTATGGCAGCTATTTCAAGAGCTAATGAGTTAAAACAACTCCTACCAGGACTAAATGCGTTATTCGGTGAAGAATACGGGACATACGAAAATGAGCATGAAGAAATTTATGTAACTGAAAATTCCGAGAGAAGTTTCGAGGAAGAATTAAAGTTATCAGGTTTCGGAGCAGCTCCAGTAAAAGATGAAGGTTCAGCTATCACTTATGATAATGCACAAGAGTCTTTCGTAGCTCGTTACACACACGAAACTATTGCAATGGGATATTCAATTACAGAAGAAGCGATGGAGGATAACCTCTATGTATCTCTTTCTGGAAGATATACCAAAGCACTAGCTAGAGCGATGGCGTACACTAAGCAAGTTAAAGCGTGTAATCCGCTTAACAATGGGTTTAGTACAGCGTTTACATCAGGCGATGGGGTTGCTTTATTTAGCACCTCTCACCCACTTGTAAATGGTGGAACTAACAGCAACAGACCTTCAGTCGGTGCAGATTTAAATGAAACATCTCTAGAAGATGCAATCATTCAAATCGGCAAATATACTGACGAAAGAGGTTTGAAAATTGCTGCTAGACCTAAAAAGTTAATAGTACCTTCAGACTTACAGTTTGTTGCTACTAGACTTTTGCAAAGTGACTACAGAGTAGGTACGGCTGATAACGATATCAATGCAGTCAAAACAAATGGAGTGATTCCAGAAGGCTATTCAGTTAATCATTATTTAACTGATACTAATGCTTTCTTCATCACAACAGATGTTCCAGACGGCATGAAGCACTTCGTTAGAAGTCCAATGACTACATCTATGGATGGAGACTTTGATACTGGTAATGTTAGATACAAAGCTAGGGAAAGATATTCTTTTGGAGTATCAGACCCACTTGGTATTTACGGCTCACCAGGTAGTTCGTAAGAACTTTAAAGGGGGAGCTTTTGTTCCCCCTTTTTTTTATGGTATATTATAAATCTAGGTAATTTTATTAATCAGTCTATCAACTGCCCTAGCAGACTTTGCCAAGATGATAGATTATTTCTTTCAGGAGAAAAGCATGGCTAACACAACATTTAATGGACCAGTTAGGTCCGAAAACGGATTTGAGATTATCTCAGTAAATTCAACAACAGGTGCAGTAACTGATATTACTGATGTAGACTCAAGTGGTAATATAGTAACTAATGGTTCAATCCATACTAAAATAGGTGCTTGGTTACAGTACGAAGCAGCAACAGGTTATGGACCTACCGATGTAGTATTCGGTAAAAATGGTTCTAATGGAGTTGTAGCAAACCCTTATACAGAAAGTGCAACTGCATTATTTGAATTAGGAACTAAATTGTATTACGGCAATAATGTTTATCGTTATGTCGGAATTGGTGGAACTGCGGTAACAGCAGGTAAACTATTACAGCAACCAGCAGTAGTTTCTGACCATGCAAACATGGCAGCAACAGCAGCAGTAGCAGCAGGCGAAACAGCAATATCTGTAGAAACAGGTGGAACTGATATTACGCTTAATCAATACGCAGGTGGTTATCTTTGGGTAAACGATGTAAATGGTGAAGGACAAATGCTTAGAGTTAAATCTAATCCAGCACACGACCATTCAGCAGACCCTTCAATAGTAATAACTTGTTACGATGCACTAGCAACTGCTTTAACAACTAACTCACAGCTAACACTATTAGCAGACCCAAGCAATGACTTAATTGTTGCACCAGCAACAGAAACAGGTGCGATTATGGGAGCTACAGTAATTGATTTAACAGCAGACTATTATGGTTGGGCAGTAATGTCAGGACCAGCAGCTTTGCTTACTGTAGGCACTTTAGTTGTAGGTAATGCAGCAGTTCGTTCAGGTGGTACAGCAGGTGGTGTAGCTCCAGCAACAGATAATGTTCTTATGGAAATTGGTGATGTAATGGCTGTATCAGCAAATACAGAATACTCACTAATTAACATGAACTTAAGTTAAGGAGTAAATTATGGCTGATGCAGTAACTTCACAAACCATCATTGATGGTGAAAGAAATTGTGTTATGAAATTTACAAATGTCAGCGATGGTTCTGGCGAATCCGCAGTAGCTAAGGTAGATGTATCTGCCTTAGCCGCTAACTCTGCAGGAACATCTTGTTCAGAAGTTAGAGTAATGCGTGTTAGTCATGCTATCGTAGGTATGTCTGTTCAATTATTTTTAAATGCTACAGCAAATGTTTTGCTTATGGAACTTGCTGAAAGTAGCAATGGACATATGGATTTTAAAGATTTTGGAGGACTTACGAATAACGCAGGTGATGGTAAAAACGGAGACATTCTTCTTACCACCAAAGGACACTCATCAGGAGATACTTATTCTATCGTTTTAGAGATGGTAAAAGTATATTCTGATTAATAGGAATTAATTATGGCTAAAACTAAAGATTATGTAATCTCAGAAACTGGTGAATTTCCAGCACAATACAAGGTTCTAAAATTAGATACTGATGGAATCTATAGACCTATATTTGGTCCAGACCCAGATTTAGAAGATGCAGAACGTAAGTGTGCTGAAATGAATAACGATAGAGCAAGAAACGATAAGGGACAACTTGTCGGTGATGACCTATCAACTCCAGATATTAATGAAGCTTATGTTAGTGGTAAAGCACCAGTTAAGAAAAAAGCTACAGTAAAAAAGAAAACAGTAAAAAAAACTGTAGTTAAAAAAGCTACAAAAAAGTAAAGGTAAACTTATGAAAAAATCTAAATATATGAAAGGTGGCGGTAAGTCATCTAAATACATGGCTGCTGGCGGTATGAAAACAGAAGTCGGTAAAGAACAAAATATCATGCAATACAAAGACTATGTTAAAAAAGCATTTGGTGGTGGAATGACCTCTGAACCAGCTATGAAAAAGAAAAGGTCTAAAGGTATGGCAAGAGGTGGCAAGAGCTAAATAGTGTTCTAATGACCAAAAGAAAACGAGAAAACCCTATAGCTAAAACAACTAAAGGCAAGGGTGCTAATTATCGTTCTACTAAGTCTGGAGCAGGAATGACTAAGAAAGGGGTTGCAGCTTATCGCAAAGCAAATCCAGGTTCTAAGTTAAAAACAGCAGTTACAGGCAAGGTAAAGAAAGGTAGTAAGGCGGCTAAACGCAGAAAGTCTTACTGTGCAAGGTCTGCAGGACAATTAAAAAACAGTTCAGCCGAAACTAGAAACGACCCTAATTCAAGAATTAGACAGGCTCGTAGAAGGTGGAAGTGCTAATACAGGATAAATTATGGCAACAAGTGGAACATATACATTTAACTTAGACATAAGCGATATTATGGAAGAAGCTTATGACCTTTGTGGTTTAGAG